GTCCAGCGTAAGGAGCAACGACCATGTGCGGCAGCATCATCCCTCTAAGCGCCATCGCCAACAACCCAGGATTCAAGACCTTGACTGGTGCCTACACCCCCGGCCCGAGTGAAGCCGAGAAGCGCGGCGCCTTGGATGCTCCCCGCCTGGCACAGGAAGCCGCAGACGCCAAGGCCGCACAGAACTCCAATTCCAAACTGGCTTCACGCAATCGCCGCGTGGCAAGCAGCATTCTGGCGACTGGTGCCGGTACTGGAGCAATACAGCCTCTCGCTGGCAAAACCCAATTGGGGGCCTGATGGCTGCTGATCCAGAGAAGTGCATCAAACGCCTGTCTGCTCTCAAGAGCAAGCGGTCCACGCATGAAAACGACTGGCGCGACTGCTTTGACCTGACATTCCCCGAGCGTGGGGGTGGATTCACTTCGGATGTGGTGGACGCATCGCAGGTGCGGGCAAAGATCGCTGCACGGCTGGACAGCACAGGAACAGACTCAGCCCGGACTCTGGCATCTGCGCTGATGTCGGGCATGACTCCTGCAAACTCACGCTGGTTCGCCCTGGACGTAGGCGACGAGACCGACGAGGAACGCCAGTGGCTGGATGCCTCAGCCGATACGATTTGGGAGAACATCCACGCGGCCAACTTTGACGCGGCAGGCTTTGAGTGCATGCTGGATGTTGTTCCAGCCGGTTGGTGTGTGCTGTTCACCGACATCAATCGCATGTTGGGTGGTGGGTATGCGTTTGAGCAGTGGCCCATTGCCGAATGCTTCGTGGCAAGCACACGGCAGGATGGCCGGGTAGACACGATCTACCGCAAGTATTCGATCAGCGCAATCCAGGCGGCTGAAACCTTCGGCCTGACCAAACTCAGCGCCAAGACCCAGGACAAGGTGCGCAACAAGCCCGATGAAATGGTGGAGTTCCTGCGGGTGATCGAGCCACGCAAGGGCTATCTTGAGGGCGGCAAGTTCTCCAAAAACCTGCCATTCGCATCGCTGGACATCGAAGTGGGCGAGAAGCACACCGTACGCGAACAGGGCTTTGAAGAATTTCCATGTTCCGTGCCACGCTGGACGCTGATTCCAGGCTCTCACTACGCCATGGGGCCTGCCTTCCACGCGCTGCCCGACATGCTGGAACTCAACGACCTGGTGCGCATGGAGAAAGCCGCGGCTGATCTGGCGGTCTCTGGCATGTGGATTGCAGAGGATGACGGCGTACTGAACCCAAAGACCGTGAAGGTGGGGCCGCGCAAGATCATCGTGGCGAATTCCGTGGACAGCATGAAGGAACTCAAGAGCGGGGCCGACTTCAATGTGAGTTTCACGATCAAAGCCCAGTTGCAAGCCCAGATTCGCAAGGTGTTCATGGCCGACCAGTTGCAGCCACAGGATGGCCCTGCGATGACCGCCACCGAAGTGCATGTACGTGTCGGAATGATTCGCCAGCTACTCGGCCCGGTCTATGGCCGCATGCAGTCCGAATGGCTGCAGACCTTTGTGGAACGCTGCTTTGGGCTGGCTTTCCGCGCGGGTGTGCTGGGTCAACCACCCGAAACCCTGCGCAATCGGGAATTCCATGTGCGCTACATCAGCCCCCTGGCGCGTGCCCAGCGGTTGGAGGATGTCACCGCAATGGACCGCGTAGAGGCTGGGCTGATCCAGAAGGCGCAAGTCATGCCGGAAATCCTCGATGTCTACAACTTCGAAGAAGCCGAAACCCTGCGCGCTCAGTATCTCGGCGTCCCCGGCAAGGTGATGCGCACAGACAAGGAACTTCTGGCAATCCGCAAGCAGCGCAGCGATGCGCAGGCGCAGGCCAAGCAGGAGGAGCAACAGAAGGAAATCACCCAGGCTGTCGGTGGCAATGACGCCAGCGCACAAGTCATGGGTGCAGTGATGGCTTAGATCAGGAGTTTCAACATGGCTACTTTAGTTTCAGCACTCGACACAGAATTTACCCCGGCGGTGGGGGACTTCAATGTCCAGGTTTCCAGTGGAGTGGCGACACTGCTGCGCAAGAATGCCAGCGGCGCGGCCTTTGCGGTGGTGCAGTCTGCGGTGGCTGGTGCGTTTGTCTGCAGCAACCCGATTGCCGGGGCTGTGTACAAATTCAGTGCGCCATCGTCCTCGACTGTGGTGCAGGCCGACCAATGAGCTTGAAGCGCAGCCTAAGATCACCGCTGCGCCCTGCTGCGTTGTCGCCTCTGCAGCGTGCGTTAGTCGGTGGTGGGTCTGGTAGTGGGTCTGGTGAACCAGTCCCCTCTATCAATATCGACCTGACCAGCAGCCTAGACAGCCGAATCACCTTCACTCGCGCGGGATCTCGCAACTACATCAACGCGGGAGTACTTACTGCGCTGGCTTCTTCCAATGTCCCTGCGTTTGAGTCGTGGGATGGTGTGAGCCGTGGCATGGCTATTGAGCCTGGATTCACGAACTTGCTGACGTACAGCAACGACTTCACGCAGGCGGTATGGTCTAAGACAGAAATCACATTAAGCACCGGAGACACTGGCTCTGGTGTAATGACTCAGCTCACGAAAGTGAATGGGACCACGGCCAACAACCAGCACGGTTTTTACCGTACTGTTTCTTCTGTCAGCGCCGGGACCACCCAGACGTTTTCATGCTATGTGAAGCCAATCGCAGGAGCTACGACATTCACGGTTCGGATGCACTTCGCCAACGAATATGACAATGGCGGGGTGAATTACCACTTCCGTGTTGATGGTAATAGTGGCTTCTTTGCTTATGCTGAAACAGCCACGGCGTCAGGCGTCAGGTATGGCTACCGCAAGATAGCTGGTGGCGTTTACCAGGTTTGGATAACAGGGACTTGGGTTTCAAGCGGCACAAAAGAACTGGCAATCCAGATAACGCGCAACGCCCAGCCAGACTCTGTTTGGTATGCAGGGCTCACAACCGACGGGTTCCAGATATATGGCGCCCAAGTAGCAAATACATCGTCCCCAGCAGGATACGTCGATACCGGGGTGGCAACAGCCTCACAGGCTGCCGAGTCTGCAATTTTCAACGATACGTCATGGCTTGCGTCTACCGCGCAGGGGACTTTTGTCATTGAGCATGACTGCTGGAGTGGCCCGCTAATTGGCTCAGGGGCAAATACAGTGCTATCGGCAACTGTCCCAGGTAAAACCGCAATCGCATGGGACGGCTCCACATCGGATGTGGTGAATAACGGCGGTGCAACGACTGCCAGCGGCCTTCCAACATTCAGTGGTTCAGATGTGCGCCTGCTTTCCACATCGGCTACACAAAACACCGGACACATCAAGAGCATCCGCTTCTACGCATCCCGGCTCAGTGTGGCTGACCTACAGACGCTCACGGCTAAGACAGTAGTTTCAACCGCAACACCTGGCGTGCTTCGCTCTGTCAGTGTCAATAACCGCCTGCCTGCTGGTGAAAATGTAACCAGCGGCTCCGCATTGACGTTCACAAGCCGCTTCAAGGTTCAGCTAGGGTCCACCCCATGCAGCGAATTGCGGCTTGATTTTCCGAACATTCGCTTCGCTGCCCTTACCTCGGTAGGAAATGCGCTGAGTATTGATTCGGTAGCGCTTGAGCGGGAGACTGGGGTAGTTGAGTATGCACCTGTGTATGTGGGCGGTTCACGCTCCTTCACTGTAGCCAACGATGCAGCAGCCACAGTGGTCAGCGATGCCATTCTTCCAGCAGCCTTTACGGGGCTGACCGAGTTCCCTGCCAATGCTGTGTTCTGGGTGCGAATCAAGGGGTCGGTAGCTTCTGCTGGCAATACCATCATTGGCTCTAGGTTCACTGGAGATGCTGGCACCTTCGCTAAGATTTACAACCCGGCGAGTGTGAGTTATTCCCCCGTGGATGGAACTGGCGATATTACATTTGTTAGTGGTACTGACGTTGGCGCGGTGACACAAGGGTACTGCCCGATACTGGTTGGTAAATTCGTGACGGGTGACCCGAAAACTATCTTTGTTGTGGGTGACTCCATCATTGAGGGGACTTTCGCTGGGGAAACATTCACCCGAGTGGCAGCGGCTACGCTGGGTGTACCACAGCTTGAGATGTCGCAAGGTGGTCGTGGACAGAATGACTTGTCGGTAAACGTAGCAAGCTGGACTCCATATCTCAAATATTGCAGAGTGTTGGTTGATGAGACGGGAACCAATAACCCCAACGCTGTGTTGGACTTCTTCCCGTACTGGAGGGCGGCTAAGGCCACTTACGGCTACGACAAGATAGCAAAGATTGGCCTTTTCCCGCGCTGCTCGTCAACGGATAACTTCCAGACGGAGGCCAATCAGACGCTACAGCGGTTTTACCCCAGTAGCTTCCCTGACCTCCACGCAGTAGACCTCTTGAAATACGGAGAAATTGACGCCAACCTCGACCCGCAGTCGGTGCGCGGAACTAACAAAGCTAAGTGGCTTACCAACGGGACCGCGAACTACACAACGTCGGACGGTCTGCACCAAACGTCTGCTGGTAACGCACTGCTTGCCACCGAGTTCCAGACGTTCCTTGACGCAATAACAGTGACGTAAGCCATGACCGACATCTACCTGTGGTCCACCGCTGTACCCACGGGTGCAGATGTTTGGCTGCGTGATCCGACGCAGGCGGATGCGGGGGTTGGCGCGGCCACTGGCACGTTCGCAGCGGTCGAGTCCGGCCTGGACGTAGCGGCCCTCACAGGCACGGCACCAGCTACGGGGCTGTCCGGGTCGCTGACCGTAACCGAGACAGGCTCTGACACCGCTGCGCTCTCTCCAACTGACTTCGTTGCATGGAATGCGGCTGCATCATTTCAGGCTGGCGCGAGCAACCCGGACACCGGAGTGGCGGGGGCAAAGTCAGTCACAGTTACGTTTTCTGACATTACAGGAACGTACCTCTTTTCTGTGCGGTACAAGGCAGCCCCAATCATCCCAGCGATAAGCATTGGCGATGTAACTGTTGACCGCATTGATGGCACAGCAACAGTCCCCGTGACCCTGAGCAGCCCCGCACCAGTCGGCGGCGTGACCGTGAACTACTCCACGCAAGACGACACAGCCACTGCACCCGCGTACTACACCGGGACAAGCGGAACGCTGACGTTTGCAGAGGGTGAGACGACAAAGAACGTTACGGTGAGTATTACGGCGTAACTATGCGAATTGGCACCCCTGCACCGGCAGTCACCCCGGAAATGTACAAAGAGGTTTTCGAAGACCACCCCACTGGGCGGCTGGTTCTGGATGACCTGCACCGGCGATTCACGCGCCCAGCAGTCACCGAAGGCGGAATCGATGCAGTGCTGAAAACCTTCAACCACGCCGGCCAGCGCAAGCCTC